AATTGGTGGATGTAGAGGCCATGATTCCGGATTTTGAGTATGGGCGCTACATGGGGAACGAACGTTTCATCATAGCCTTACAGTCTAAATTCATTGACAACGATGACCGCGCGTTGCTATTAAAGTTTTCCGGTACGGTAAAAGATGAATCTATTGCAGAGTATGGCGATGATGGAGTGACGCAGAAAGCTACGGTAAAAACAGGAATTACAAGTGTGGAAGATGCTATTGTTCCAAATCCGGTTAAATTACAGCCATTCAGAACATTCATAGAAGTAACACAGCCGGAGAGCGCATTTGTTTTCCGCATGAGACAGGCTGATGGCCGTGGTGTGGAATGTGCTATTTTTGAGGCTGATGGTGGTGCGTGGAAGAATGCGGCCATGAAGTCAATTAAGGAGTATTTGCAGAATGAACTGGCGGAACTGCCACAGTTCACCGTAATTTCCTAAGATTTTGATGTTACCGGCTGTCTTTCGGGGCAGCCGGAGAAAGAGAGAAAAGGATATGAACAAAGTGATAATTATGGGGCGACTAACAAGAGACCCTGAAATCAGATATTCACAGGGAGAGCGTTCCATGGCTATAGCCAGGTACACCCTTGCAGTGGACAGGCGGGGCCGCAGGAGTCAGGACAGTTCCGCCGAGCAACAAACAGCCGACTTTATCAACTGTGTTGCATTTGACCGCGCTGCTGAGTTCGCCGAGAAGTATTTCCACCAGGGAATACGGGTGCTGGTGTCAGGCAGAATCCAAACAGGTAGTTATGTAAATAAAGATGGTCAAAAGGTATATACAACAGAGGTCATCCTGGATGACCAGGAGTTTGCGGATAGTAAAGGAGCTTCTAACGGTGGAAATCAACCACAGAATAGACCAGTTTCAACAAGTCCTGTAGGCGACGGATTCATGAATATACCAGATGGGGTAGAGGACGAGGGATTGCCATTTAATTGACAGTTTGCTACCCATTATCGAAAGGGGGGATAGAAATGCTTATATTGGAAGATACTCGTCAGCAAGAAAACAAGCATAAGAATAAGCATGAGTATTTCCGGTCAGTAGGAATTTACTGGAACCGCACAGCTTTGTATTGTGGCGATTATACGTTACCGTCAAATCAAAGTGTTTGTGTGGACACTAAAAAGGATATCGCCGAGTTAATTGGTGATATCCAGTTTAAGAAAATGCCTAAAAGGGAAATACATAAAAAAGTATACGATATTTGCGAAATGCAAGGAGTTTCTTTTGATTTGGCAGAGCGTCTTTATCATGCTATTTGTGATGATGATGAAAATAGATTTGCCGAGAAAGAGATTGCTACTTTATGTTTTGAAAATCATATTGCTGAACGTACTACAAGCGATTTTCAGACGCTTTACGTTAAGCGGCATGGATTCTTCCACCGAGGATTAAAGAGGGCACAAAACAGTGAAATACAGCTCTACATTCTGGTCGAAAATAAAGATGGGGTTCAGTCACTTGAGGACCTGACCATATGGCGCAATCCGAGGCTGGATATGTGGAAAAAATCTAAAGAAATTATTGGGAGTTGGAAAAATGGTAAACCCAAATATAAATTAGTGCAATGTTTTCCAGATGCGGCAACCGGTGAATGGCTTGCTAAGTCCTGTTCAACAATGCAAAACAAATATGGAGTAAAGTTTCTGTTTTGTAGACCAGAAGAATCAGGTAAAAGAATTCTTGAATTGTTGGGGGTGATGTAAATGTCTGGGCATCAAAAGCGCAATAGCATGTTCGAAGAAAAGCGGGAATTCATTGTTAAGAATCTGGAAGATGGCTGTTCTATCAAGGAAGTATTTAACATGATTGATGATGGAAGCGATTTTTACGACCTTGATACATTTTACTACTATGTTCGAGAAATTTTACATTATAAGCGGTTTAAGGCTGACTGCGAACATTGCACTAATATTATTTGGGTAGATTCCCCTACGGCAAAGCAACAAAAGCCAGTCTGCCTGGCTAAAAAGAAAATTTTGAGGACAGATTTCAAAGACAAGCCATTTAAGTGTCCAAATTATGGAAAGGCAGAGGTTAATTATGGCGGAAAGACGTATGATGTCAAAAAAAATCATTGATAGTGATGCATTTACTGAAATGCCATTATCTTCACAGGCATTATATTTTCATTTGTTATTAAGGGCAGATGATGATGGATTTTTGAATAACGCAAAGAAAATAATGCGGAATGTTGGAGCAAATCAAAATGATTATGACATGCTGCTTATGAAGCGTTTTATCATCCAGTTCGATGAAGGTGTATGTGTAATAAAACATTGGCTTATACATAATTACATTCGAAGTGACAGATACAAACCGACACAATATATTGAGGAAAAGGATATGCTTTCTATTAAAGAAAATGGCGCGTATCAGTTAATAAAAAGTGACAATGACATACCAACAAGCAACCATATGGACCCCATTGGTATACCAAATGCAAACCAAAAGCATACCACATGCGACACAAATGACAACACTTTGCTTACCAGGGAGACGCAGGTTAGGTTAGGTAAGGATAGGATAGGTATAGATAAAGATATTATAGTGTCTGACGACACTATATGTCGGACAGATGTCCAACGTGTGGTTGAAGCCTGGAACGAGTTGGGAGTAAATCCCATAAGTAGAATGACATCTACATCCACTCGATACAAAATGATTTCTGCCAGAATAAAAGAGTATGGTATTGATGATGTTCTCAAAGCAATACAAAAAATAAATAGCAGCACGTTTTTGAAAGGAGGAGGCAATCGTGGTTGGATGATTGATTTTGAATGGTTTGCCAGACCTAATAATTTTCCAAAAGTGCTTGAAGGTCAATATGATGACAAGAATAAATCTGGGAGTTTGGAGGGATGGCTGAATGAGTAAGACAGAGTTTATGGATGTTATTTCCATCATACGCGGAGCCTATGCCAGAAGCGATATGCTGAAGGATGTTAACGAGGTAAATGTTTGGTTTGAATCTTTGTGCGACTTGGAATCCAAATGGGTAAAAAATGCAGTATCTCAATGGGTCAAAGAAAATAAGTTTCCACCCGCAATTTCTGAGATTAGGGATTTGGCAAAAAAAATTGCGCAGCAGGAATATGAGACTGGGAATGCAAAGAGGTGGCAATGATGGATGAAACAGATAAAATCATCATTTACACAGATGGTTCAGCTCTTAATAATGGTTCACCTGATTCTGGCTGTGGATGGGCGGCTAAGTTAGTCTACAATGACAAATATCGCTTAAAGAGTGGTGGATGTCGCGGGAAAACAAATAATCAGATGGAGATGTTGGCAGTTCTGAATGCCTTGAAATGTATTACTGACCGAAGTTTGCCGGTAGTCCTTTATTCTGACAGCAAATATGTAATCGAGACCTTAAAAGGGACATATCGGGTGGGAAAGAATGTTGAATTGTGGAATGAGATATTTGCGCTTTATAAGCAGTTTGCGGATATTTCTCCAATTTGGGTAAAAGGGCATAATGGAAATATACATAATGAGCAAGTGGATGGGCTGGCAGTAGAGGAGTCTAAGAAATGGCAGTAGGACAGAAATTATTTGAGTTAGATGAAATCCGGAAAACTATACATGCCTTAAAAAATGATGGTGAGTTGTTTGAGGTTCGTTGCCTGGAAGCAAATGGAAAGAGGGTAAGCAGTGGATATTTTCGTAATGCAGATACTATGCTAGAACAACTTTTCCATCTGAATTCATCGGATAGCAATATATACATGATTTTGAACGACATTAAACCAGAATGCTACTCCAGAGAGCAACGCGATAAATTTATTACAAATGCAAAAGTTCAAACCAGTGATAATGATATTTGCGGATATGAATGGCTGTTTATTGATGTGGACCCGAAACGTCCTGCGGGAGTGTCAAGTACGGATGAACAGTTGAGAAAAGCCAAGGGAGTGGGAAATAAGGTTTACGCCTTTATGAAAAATCTTGGGTTTAATAATCCGATAACAGCCATGAGCGGAAATGGAATTCATCTATTGTACAAGATTAGGCTTCGGAACAGTGAGGAAAACAAGATACTAATTAAAAATTGTCTTTTAGCGCTGGATATGCTTTTTTCGGATGAATTTGTCGATATTGATAAAACGAATTTTAATCCGGCACGAATTTGTAAGCTGTATGGAACCATGGCCCGCAAAGGAAGTAATACACCGGAGAACCCGCATCGAATGAGCCATTTGTTGTCAGAGGGAAGTAGGGAGCCGACCGACAGGGCATATCTGGAGACACTGTCCGCTATGCTTCCGGTACCAGAGAAGCCACAGAAATACAATGGTTACAGCCCCAGAGAATTCGACTTGGAGGAATGGTTGATAAAATATGGATTGCGGTATCAAAAGACCAGTTATTCGGACGGAACCAAGTATATTTTGGAACAATGCCCGTTTGACAGCAACCACAGAGGAAAGGACGCTTGTATTTTCCAGGCGCGGTCAGGGGCAATCGGATTTCATTGCTTTCACAATTCCTGCCAGGATAAAACCTGGCGAGATGTGAGAATATTGTATGAACCTGATGCATACGAAAAGAGGCAACAGGAATATGAGCGGAAAATTTATTCAAGGCAACCAGTTCAATCCCAAGTAAAGGTTATTCAACCGGTAGATGGAAAACCGATATTTTATACGGCTACGGATATTCTAAACCTGCCGGTGCCAGATGAACGTTTTATAAAAACTGGAATTGCAGATGTTGACAAAAAAATGAGGGGACTAAAAAAGGGATATGTTTCTGTTATGTCAGGGTTGAGAGCAGCTGGTAAAAGTTCTGTTATTTCCGAGATGGTTCTGGACGGCGTTGAGGCTGGAAACAATATTGGAGTTTTTTCAGGGGAATTGGCCCCAAAGAATTTTATGAGATGGATGAATCTACAGGCTGCCGGAAAAGGCTACACAGAGCCTACTCAATTCGAAGGTTATTACAATGTACAGAGAAAATATCAGGAGCAAATTGCGGAATGGCTGGATAGAAAATTCTGGTTATACAACAACGAATACGGATTTGATTTTCAAGCGGTGGAAGAACAATTTAAACGTAAAATAGAGGCTGACAAGTTGGATATGTTGATTTTAGATAACCTCATGACCTTCGATATTTCCGGTATGTCAGAAAACAAATATGAGGCACAAACCAAATTTATTTTGACACTGCAAGGTGAGATTGCTAAGCCTTATAATGTACATATTTTGTTTGTGGCACACCCTCGCAAGGCTATGGGATTTTTGCGGTTGGACGATATTTCCGGTACAGCAGATTTAGGAAATGCTGTAGATAATGCATTTATTGTGCATAGAGTTAATCAGGATTTCAAACGCCTTAGTAAGCAAATGTTTGGTTGGAAAGATGATAACCCGATTTACCAGGCAACAAACGTAATTGAGATTGCTAAGGACCGTGATGGCGGCATGATGGATTACTTTATCCCACTTTATTATGAGCCAGAAACCAAACGTCTGAAGAACTATTCATCCGAAACCAAAATATATGGATGGAATAAGACTGATACTGGATTTATTGCAGTACAAGGGGAAATACCGTTTGATTAAACACGTATTTTCGGAGGAAACCGGAAGGAAGGGAAACAATAAAAAAGGTTGATTTAAAAACTGTATATCCGTTGGAAAAACCAGAAGAATTTTACATTAATGAGCGTGTCAGTGGCTGCATTGAATATCATTATCGTTTTGATGGTGACGAAGGGGAAAATGGGGAATTGCATGAGCCATTGAATTATACGGATACCGGTAAGTTTGCATATTGTTCATGTTGCCGCAAGAGAGTATTTAGATACCGAAATTAGCATTTCCGGGAAAACCGGTGAAAGGAGTATTATGTTTTTTTGCGAGATATGCGGCAGTGGTGATTGCTGTGAGAGAACAGATATACATGGTGGTTTGATACTGTGTGATGCGTGTTACCAAATATCCAAACAGGATCAAGATGACAAAGATGCAGTTGAGGAGATTTTTAAGGAAAATTAACGTTTCTGGTAGAACCGGAGAAAGGATATTATGAAAAAGAGTATAGATTTTTTTTACAGAGTGGCAAAAGAAGCAGGATTCGCAGAAGATGAAGATGGAAACCCATCGGATTGTTATTTAAAAATTGGCTTTAACTTAAAAAAACCAGTCAGTGCTGAAAAGATTGAGGCTGAAAGAGAAAAAACGAAAGACGATGCCTTAAAAGCTGCTGCCGAGTTCCTGGACATAGATGTTTCACTATTAAGCATAGTCTCCGAGGAAGAATATCTCACAGAAACCGAAGAAGATTGATTTACAAAAACTGAAATTACATGGAGGAAGAAGATGTCTGAACATGGTTTCTTTAATATGGATTGCATGGTAGGGATGGGGCAATATCCAGATAAATATTTTGGATTGGCTATAGTAGATCCCCCTTATGGAATTGGCGAGAGCGGAGAGAAAAATCACACCCGCAGCAACCTGATTAAGGCAAAAGATTACAAATCCTATACGGGTAATGACAAAGAACCTCCATCAAAAGAATACTTCCATGAACTATTCCGGGTATCAAAGAATCAGATTATATTTGGCGCAAACCATTTTATAAGTCGTATCCCGTATGATAGCCATTGCTGGATTGTATGGGATAAAGACAATGGAGCCAATGATTTTGCGGATTGCGAGCTTGCATGGACCAGTTTTAAAACAGCAATAAGAAAGTATCGTTATAGATGGCATGGAATGATGCAAGAGCATATGGATAACAAGGAGTATAGGATCCATCCAAACCAGAAGCCGGTTGCACTATATGAGTGGCTATTGGATAAGTATGCAAAAGCAGGTGATACCATACTTGATACCCATGTAGGTAGCGCAAGCTCTTTGGTGGCCTGCCGAAACAGAGGTTATAAGTATGTAGGGTTTGAGATTAACCGGTATTATTTTGACTTGGCAAATAAAAGGCTTAAAGAGGCAGAGGCACAATGGAATATATTTGATTATCCTGAGGCTATTCCAGAGAGTATGAAAAATTAAGATTTAGTGGCGGTGTATGGCACACAGGTCCAGGTTCGATTCCTGGCATAACCATGGTGGAAAGTAAGAGGGTGCCGGTTCGACTCCGGCCGCCGCCAACTTAACATTTTGATGGAGGCGTGGAATGAAAAAACAGAAGGTAGTGAGAACATATCCGAACAATTATACAAATCCTATGACAGCTCTTAGAGAAAGCCTGGATAAAGGTTGGATAGTGGTCATGTGCAATGAAACATATTTAGAAAATAATCACACCTGCCTGGAGTATATTCTGGAAAAGGATATCCCAGAGAATTAACAGTTGGAGGAAGCAGAAAGATGAAAAATATAAAAAGAGCGATATTAATAACTATCATTTTGACATCAGGATTACTTGGTGGGTGCTCTTCATGTAGCAGGATGGGTAAGTCCATTAGTAGTGATATGAACGGGGGACTTAACCGCACTGTTACACTTTATGATTATAATGGTGGAAAAATTCGGCAATGGTCTGGGAAGTTTGACGTTTCTGAAAGTGAAAATGAGGTGTACTTTGACAATCAGAACGGAAAACGCATTATTATTCACGGAGGAATTGTCGTCAATGAAGAAAATTAGTATTTAGGAAGGAGAGTTATGGACAGTTTTAATGAATATTACAACAAAGATAATGATTGTGATGCCTGTTTAAATCAGTATCTGTGCGGAAAATATGGCGATAATGTCGGATGTCGTTGTCAGGATGCCAACGAAGAATGTACATTCGTTCCAGACGATATTCGTCAGCTGCTAAATGGACATATTAAAGATTGAGTGATTAAGGAAGGAGGCCGGGCTATCCGGATGAAAGCTGCAGCGGCCCCTTTTTATAAAATGAAATTATTGCAAGGTGACTGTTTGGAACTAATGAGTGAAATTGAGAGCCATTCAATCGATTTAATATGTACAGACCTCCCTTATGGGCAGACCTCCCGTAATGCTTGGGATATGGTTATACCATTTGAACCATTATGGGAGCAATATGAAAGAATTATTAAGGATAATGGGGCGATTGTGCTTTTTGCCAACGGAATGTTTACTGCAGAGCTTATGATGAGTAACCGTAAATTATGGAGATACAATCTAATCTGGCAAAAGACACAGCCGACAGGATTTTATAACGCTAAGAAAATGCCTTTGCGCTCTCATGAAGACATTTGTGTTTTCTATAAGAAACCTCCTACATATAACCCTCAAAAGACGACTGGGCATTTAAGAAAAGTAAGTAAAGCTGAACACAAGGTTAATTGTAAGCAGTCTTTGGATTATGGTGTTGGTGGATTAACTACATATGACAGTACTGAGAGATATCCAAAATCTGTTTGGACGTTTGCAAAGGATATTCAGAAATCGTCGTTGCATCCGACACAAAAACCCGTTGCGTTGATTGAGAAAATAATTAAAACCTACACTAATCCAGGAGATACGGTGTTAGATTCTTGCGCCGGTGTAATGACTACGGCCGTTGCCGCTATCAACACTGGAAGGGAATGTATATGTATCGAAAAAGATAGAAACATTTATGGAACTGGTGTCAAAAGGGTAAGGGACTACATGAACTATAACTGATAAATTAAGATTTCCGGGAGAACCGGGGGGAAGGAGCATAGATGGAGAAGTTAGAAAATGGTAATCGAGGATGGATTACTGATAAAATGCCTAAAGAAGCAGGTAAGTACTGGATTACTACAGATACTGTTCAACGAAATGTGGTGGAAACGGATATAGGGGAATGGGATGGCTCATGCTGGAACACTTTTGCAAGTGTATATGCTTGGAAACCAATCATTTTCCCAGAGCCATTTAATCCACAAAACTGACATTTTTATGATGCAAACGATTCTATTAATGCGTGGGGAACATGTGAACCGCAGGATAGGGATTTTCACTGCACGCATGAATGTAACTTAACGGAAAACGAAGTGCGGGAATTGGAGCATTTAACAGGGCATAAACGCGAAAAAAAATTAGAACTTGACGGAGGTGCGGCATGAAAAATGCAGGAATCAGATGCGGCAATTTTGTATGCCAAGAACTTAATAAGAGCGGAGAGTGCACAATAGAAGGACCGCAAGGGGAACCTTGTGTTATGGACTGTTCATATCATTCTGATTGCACAGTGGCAAGGCAAATTGCGAAGAAATCGTAACAGAAGATGGATTTATCATTAAATGATTTAAATTAATAATTTTATAAACAAGGAAAGTGAGATGGAAAACCCATGGAAAATAATAGAAACGACTATAAAAAGGCCGGGTATAGATTTGTCGAATGTGCATTATGCGGAAAACGTTATAACGCAGGACGGGGTGGAAATGGGGCCGGAATCAGATATTGTGAGGCATTAAAAAATGATTGGTGGGCCAGGCACATAGGGGAAGAAAGCAAGGAAGTAATACACGTTCCGGAAAAAGAAGTAGAATTATGTGAAAAACTGAAATACACACTATAAGGTTTAGTGGCGGTGTGTGGTACACAGGGCGGGGTTCAACTCCCCGGACAGACCATGGTGGAAAGTAAGAGGGTGCCGGTTCGACTCCGGCCGCCGCCAACTTTAAAATTTATGAGAGGATGACACATGAGAGATATATCGTTC